TGCTCATATCTTACCCCGAGACATACGTCTTGCATAGCCGAGGCAACGGAGAAGAGGTGACCCTCTTCTCCTTGCTCGGCATATTGCTGGTCTTTACCAAGGAGGGTTACTTTTCCGGTGATATCGGAAGAGTAATCCCCTCGGTCTTTCTTGGTATCTATAACTAGACGCATCTTGGGATGGTCTAGATATGGAAGGTATCGATTGTCTTTCAGTTTCGACGCTGTTCTTACAGTGTTGAACCGATCGACCGGTATGTGGAAGACTTCTTCGCAATAAGTACCCCAGGTACTTGTCACGAAGGTGTCTAGCGGTGATAGGCGGTAGCCGAGTTGTACAGTCGCACGATTGTACTCCTCGAACCACCTATCGCAAATTTCGTCCGTGTCGGCGGCGGCGATGACTACAGTGTCATCGCCGTTGCCGGCATGGACAATCTTGACACCCGGCACTCTGCGATGCGCATACGCTTCGCAGATTGGATGGGCTAAAGAAATATTTGTCTTGGTCAGCGGATCTCCCATGGGAATTCCGTTGACCATCTGACATACATATTTACCCTTGACGTATAGGTCCTTACAACCGGGCCATATACAGTCAAGGGTATCTCGTAGCTCCTTGCTGAGTCGCATCTTGTCTAATAGACGAGATGTGACAGCATGAGCACTTTTGTGAGGAGGAATGTCTGTGGCCTTTTCCCAGTCCACTGACATGATCCTCTTCTTCTTTTCGAATAGGACGTGCCCATCAACGGGGTCGAGATGATCGACTCTGCTGATGAAGGCCCATCCTAGCCTTCCAGCCGACAGCCCCTGTCTAAGACTCTTTTGAGTCTTGATAGCGGCTATCGTCATATGTGAGAAGGGTTGTAGGAATGCGTCTTTGTAAAAAGACCCACTCGTGACAACCCGACACTTTCCATTCTCCCTGATCGCGGCGACATTCGTTTTGAATATCGACTCGTCAGAGGAGTTAATCATGGCTTTCGCTTTATTGAATGCCCAGGTGCCCAATTGGCCACCTGGATTCGTAGGCGAAAATTTTGGTAACGAGGGTCGGTCGGGGCACTTCTTCAAGTACCCAAACTTTCCCTCGTTTCGTTTGTTATTCTCAGTACACGCACTAGTAGACATACTAATGCGGAACTGAGGATTACCTCCGACAGCCCCGGCAACGACCCCGTCCAGAACCCAATCAATGGATTCGACAAGGTCGTTGTCGGGATTAAATTGTTTGACAGACGTCACTTCATCAAGGAATCCTTGTAAAGTGGCGTCTGCCATCTTTTGGTTGGCTAAACCTGTTGATCGTGTTTGTGTAAAAACACAAACACGAAACATGTTTGCCTTGCTTTGTACGCCTGCTGTCTGGTTGTAGTGGTTTACCACTGCCTCCAGCCAGGAGTGCGAACGTTGTTCTGATTCCGTCAACTCGACCTTCTCTCCCAAGAAGGCCGCTTTGCGGAGT